CCTAGACAAGGTCCCTCCGCTCCGCGTTGGATCGGAATGAGTAACAAAGGATAAGAAAATGAGCACGAAACCAGTCACGCGCCGCAGTCTAGAAGGGCGTATCCTCGCTCTGGAAACAGAGTTGAGGTACGCTTCCCTTCTGATTATATCGCATCACCGACTTATTTCTAAGTTGGTATATGATGTAAACGGCGCATCCGGTTTTGACTACACTCCCGCAGGTACGGCACTTTCTCGGATTGGCGTTGTAGCCGACCCGACTGTGCTGCAGTCTGTGAAGGGTAGATCCGCTGACTCCTTTAATTGGTATTCTCTCAAAACCATTGCGAATATCCGAATTACTTCGGACCGCATGACCTCGGAGATACCATGAAGAAGCGAGTAAGCATTTGGATGCTCAGAGTCCTTGTTCTTTGTTCCGTTGGGGTACTTATTAAGTACCTCCATCTCGATCCGACGCTCTTAGGAAAGGTTACTCAATGAGAAACCGTTCTCTAACACTCCCTGGTTATATCTCACCTTACTATGAGGATAGTACCGTTCGCGTCTACACGAATCCCGATTACCAATTCCTTAATTCTAAGGATGTTGGTATAGTGGATCTCGGTGACGTCGGTACTTACCCGTTGAAGGTGTCTAATATAAATGACGAAGTTGGAGATCCCGCAGAAGTATATGTAGACCCTGTTACTGGTAAGTGGCGGCGCATCCGTCGAAAGATGCGCGATATCTCCGTAATTGGAGATGCACCGCTTATCAAGCAGTCGGCTCTACGTGCAGAGGATTTGAAACCTGTGCACAAATGTGAACACCTCAAAACGCACATCGCTCTTGTAAAAGAGATTGTTGTCGCTCATGAGGCTACACGCTTCCCGGGAAACCCAATATTCGAGAGAGTTGATACGAGAACAGCGAAGTTCGCTAACGGTGCTCAGCTCTTACTCACCGAAGGGGCTAGCTCCATCGAGGATTATTTCATTAATCCTCAAGGAGATTGGTCCGCGGGTGGGTATCTGACGCACGATTGGTTTGCCATCACAGACTCCTTTAACGAAGCCTGTGATCAGTTCATCAATTCGAAGTTTCTTATCGGTGAAGACATTGCCGAACACGACATCTTTGTTGATGCGTTTAAGCTTGTTCTTAACCCTACACGTGCCGTACGGTTCCTATTAAATGGAATTCGTCTCGACTCGCGTCTGAAGAAACGTTATCGTAAGATGAACCTTGGGCAAGCAACCCGTGAACTCGCAAAGGGAGCCGCGAACGCAACGTTGTTTTACAACTTTGCGTTGAAACCTGCAATCCACGATATTCAGGATTTGTTCCTAGCGCACCGAAGGGTGTCGCAACGGATGCAAAACTTGAAAGATGGCGCCGGTCGCTACATCCCTGTTAGAGTAAAGGACGAGTTGCACTCGTCCGTTAGCAACTCACTACTGGAAACAGTCTTAAACACGGACTTCAAGTGGCATTGCGACTACAAAAAGTCGACTGCCACTATGGGAACGTGGGCAAGAGTGAGGGAGGATCTAACGTTTGCGAGCACTTGGTCTGCCTATCTTCAATACTTCGGTATTAATAAGATGGCCGGCCTCGTTTGGGAGTTGATCCCTTGCTCGTTTATGATAGATTGGGTCTTCGGTGCACAAGAGTATGTTAATAAACTACGCTTTCGCACTGATTCGCCCTTTAACGAGTTTCGGGGTATGTGGCATAGCGTCAAACAGGAGACATCTGAGAAACTTTATTGTATCCCAGGTTACTCTCCTGCTTTTGACGATTATATGACAACGCCCTCCGGCTCGTTTGTAGTGGCTCAACGCCGAACTACAAATTACCTCCGCTATCCTGGTTTTCCTAAGACTACTGAGTCATCGCTTGACTTCAGCGAACTCGGCCTCTTCCACTTGCTAACCTCTGGATCTATTATTATCCAGAAATGGCTGAAGTAGTTTGGGTGCACTTTACGCCCCGCGAACCGACGTCTGAGTTTATGCCTTTTGGTATAAGCAGTAACCTGACGTCAGAACTAGGAGTTATCCATGAGTAACATCATTGTCACGAAGTCCAATGGGACTAGTGACGTCACGTATGCGCCGCAGTCGTCCAACAACCTGCAGTCGGTGTATTCCAATGTGAGCGCCGGGCTCGTTGAGCCTGAAACTCTCCGGATTCAACACTTTCTGCGGCCCGTTGGTGCGAAAGGGACCGACCGTCATCAGATTGTCTTTCAAAAGGCAATCGTCGAAGACACGACCAACAATTTTCTTGTTGGTTCTGCGTCTCTCATGATTTCGGTCCCGCGCAGCGCGGAGTTCACTCTGACGATGGTCAAAGACCTAATCGCTCAGTTGACCTCCTACATCAATCTCACTGCGAACTTGACGACCATAGTCAATGGAGCCACCCCTGAGGGTGACTTCAATGTGACAGGGCCGTTCAACCCGTCTATCGCCTAACAGCGACTCGGGTTGTTCGTAGGAAGGTGATGTACTCGTGACATCTGTGAAATGATGTTACCTGGATGCTTGGAGGGAACCCTAATTTGGGAGACCTTAAATCGTTCCAGGAGCGAGTAATCGCACTCCGTCACGCAATTGCTAATGACGGGGTTTCGAACGGAGTAACTTTCCACGAGAAAGACCTTCAGACACTAACCGAAAGATTAGGAACTGAAGGTGCTAGCTTTATTGAGGTCACCCTTCCCCTATTGGGAAAGGCCCTCGACTTAGGGCTAGTAACAGGCCAATTCAATTGTCCTGCTAACTTTGCCGTGAAAAGGAACACACGCTTACCGCGATTCTTATATGGCTGTTTTTCAGCTATATTTGATGATGCGGGTTTATTGCGTCCGAGATCCTCGTCCACCGCTATATACTATACACGTCAGTTTCTTCTACTGGATGCGAAGCTCATTCGTGAGCCAACACCCAAACAGAGAAGTGCTGCGATACAGGGATTTAAAGCTCGACAGTTTGCGCTTCGCAAGAAACGCATTCAAGTCGACCACCCTGTCATTCTAAGAGCTACAAATCTCTTAGGTGTCGTTCTTCGTTCACTAGATATCAGCGACATCAAGCCCGGGCATGGCCCTGGCTCCGTCGCCGAGAAGTTAGATCGCGAAGAAAGGTGGGATTTTAGGTCCTGGCCTGCTAAGGCCGAACGCTATTATCCCTACATAGTATACGGTACTCACTCCCTTAGAGCCTCACTGGAACAAGCAAAAGGTATCCCTCTCATCAAAGAGATGAATACCAGATGTGTTCTCGTTCCAAAGGACTTTCGGGGACCACGTTTGATCTCTGCTGAGCCTACTGTTAATCAGTACCTCCAACAGGGTCAAATGAAGGCGATTATGCAATATGTAGATACTCATGAGATACTGGGCCGTTCACTAAAATTGCGCGATCAATCGCGCAATCAAAGGATGGCTTCAGTCGCCCATGAAAACGGTAACGTAACGTTAGATCTCTCTGACGCTAGCGACACCGTTTCAACGGTCCTTGTATGGCACCTTCTCTCGAAGGTTCCCCATGTAAGAAACCGACTTATGTCTACGCGATCTGATAACCTTACTTTTGAAGGTGAGAAAATCAAGATCGTTGCATTTGCTCCTATGGGTTCAGCGGTTTGCTTCCCAGTGGAATCTCTAGTATTTTGGAGCCTTACAATGGCCTCCTTGATGCTAGTTCGCCCTCGTGACAGTTATACTTGTCGGGAGACCGGCAAGTTGACCTATCATGAGTGGGTTCGTGAGTTGTCTTCATCCATTGGTATTTTCGGTGACGATATCATCGTCCCCGAAGATGCCTTGGGTGTCCTACTCGGTACGCTTGATACAGTTGGTTGTAAACCTAACATGTCAAAGACATGTTGGAGAACTCCCTTCCGCGAATCTTGCGGATCCGAGTGGATAAATAACACAGATGTTACGATTATTCGTAACAGGAGGTATTATTATGAAGACAGAACTAAGCTCGTTAGCCACCCTGCACTCACAGACCTCCAAAGGAAATTCTTCCTTCGGGGTCTACATCGTGCAGCTAGACTTCTCGCACAGTGGGCCAACGAAAGTTGGCCAACCGTCGAGATTCCAATCAGTCGAGTCCCAGTTAAGCCGAGAAGCCTTCACGTACCCTTTTGGGGTAGTGGAGACCTACAAGGTTCGACGGATACTACGACCGAGCGATCTGGATCAGGAACAGTATGCCTTTTTACAGCCTGTTGTTCCGAACCTCCAGACCGACGCTACGACGACTTTCTTCAGAAATCTCTTTGTCCTGAGGGTAAACCCGCGGGAATTGAAGAGTTCTTTAGGCGTCAATCGTTTGCGGCTGATAGTTTCCCGGTTCTCTTCGGAGGGGCAGTTGACATCCCTGTCAACCTTCCTCTTAGATGGAACCAAAATTATCAGCGATTGGAGTTTAGAGTACCTCGAGAGTTTCATGACTCGAGAGACTGGCGTTCCGAAGGATATCCGCGCCTTTTCGCGCGCAATTCATCGGATCTAATGGACCGCATCGCCAAGCGAGATCGCAAGATCAAATTGGCGTGGTCATACTTTCCTGGATTCCTTCTTCTTTCAAAGAAGTTATCTTAGATCGTATGTGGGTGGACTAGCTTGCAGCTATCACTTCTCCCACCTCTAAGTTTAGAGGTGGTGGGGGGTACGCCGCTGTAAACAGCGG